GATCTTTACATTAGTGGTCATCGTCACAATTGGGCTTTAGCGCAAATGGAAGAGGTAGAGCAAAAAAAGATCATGTGGTTAGCAAGGGCAAGAGGCTTCAAATACCATGATAGTTATGCGTTTGTTAAGGGGTTTGATCAACAGAACTTTGGTCAATCAATTATGCAAGTTATTGATCCTAGAAGTCATGATCCATTTCTTCGTCATCAATGCTTTCCATGTCCGAAGATGGGTCATCAATGGCTTCTTCATCTTCAATCTCGCAAAGAATAGATTCATATGCAATAGCCGCATATCCAGCTATGTCTAGCCATGAGTCGAGATGACAAGGAGTTTCCTTTAGCCTTCCAAGCTTTAACATAATCATCATTGAAACCATTTCCTGTGGTGTTATGCGTCTTTCGTGATACGAAGACCACATATCAGCTATGTGTTTCATGCTTTCACTAGGATCACCATAACTTTGCTGTCTTTCATTTAGAGTTTCAAAAAGACTACTGCAAAATTCTTCTCTGTACTTAATCATAGATATCTCCTATAATAGGTAACACCGCTCATTTCTGCGGTTGTGGGGGGAAGACGGGGAGGATTATTTCTCTCCGTTTTCTTTTTCTGTAAAGTCATAGATTATAAAGCCTGACTTGTGTTTTTTAATGGGAACATCATATTCGTCTGATTCATCGTAGGTGTGACCTTCAACAAGTATGTTACTCTTTTTGAGGCCATCAATGAATTGTAAGAAACCTATTTGATAGGATAGTGGCTCTAGTTCTCTCATTATTCTGCTTGGCTCAAAGAGAATGCCTGTTACGTCTATTAGCTCACCATCATCTATCCAGTCTTCAAACCTTTTTCTTGCTTCGTATTCTGATATTAATATTGCTTCATCATGTGACATAATGATTGCTTTCAAATACTTGTATTGGCGCACCGTGACCATCTAATATTCTATCTATCATAAGCAAGCAAAACCTAAGTATAACTGATTCTGCATCATCTAGGGTGTTGAATGTAGATATTGTCATATAGCAAGTTGAGCCATTGTTATCGTTATCTGTGATAGTAATAGATATTGCAATCTCTTCAAATGACATTTTGGATATGTGCATAAACAAGGATCGCTTGTCAGTCTTGATACCACTACCAGACAACATTAAGCAGTCGTTAGATTGATTTGCTTCATTAAGAAAGATTTGTGCGTGATTGCAAAGTATTTTGTGTATACGTTTGTCATGCAACAAAGATTGAATTGGTGTCATGTTTTAAACAACTTTGCGTCAGGTTTGAAGCGTACATCAGCATTAGATTCATAACACTTTATACACTTTAAGTTATTATTAATGTAGATGACAAAAGGTTCATTGCGGCAAGATAGGTATGTGCCGCAAGACACACACCTTTCCTTAATGATTTCTTTAGGCGGCTCTGATTTGGACTTTCTTTTTCTTGAAGCCATCAGTGAGTCTATCTTTCGCTTTTTGACCGAGCTTGCCGATGCGTTGGCTGTTGATACGCCAGCAATCATCAAGTTCATCTGAGGATGTTGCGCCCAAAAACTCTTGGAGTATTCTAGATTCTTCATCATTATCTTGTTCCTTTTTATCTTCAATCTCTGAAAGAGGCAAGTCTTCACCAGCATAAATTGTTACGCCAAGACCCATGTAAGCTAATGCTTTTACAAGGCAACGCTGATGAGCTTTGTTGACATCGAAGCTGTTTGGGTTTTGAATGCCTTTGTTGCGATGATCAAGCACAGGATAGATCTCTGTAGCAGAGTCGTCATCGATATCTACAGTTACTTTTACATAAGCGTAACCGTTAGGGTCTAGCATGTATGGTAATTGCATTTCATTATAGTCGAATATATATTTTGTGAATGTGGCTTGTGGGTAATGTTGCTTGACAATCATCCAAGCCCAGGCCCAAGACAAATATGTCATCCCAGCTTTTTTCTCAGTGTGATCTGAGCAGTCGATTGCGCTAAGTGTTTTCCAAATACTCATGTTATTCTCCATCCTTTGGTGTGTTTAATCTGCATGTAACAGTCCCTGATTTGCTTCTTGTAACAACAACTGACCAACCTTTGCGATTCCCGGTTAGCGCATATGTCATCTTTCTGCATTTGGGAGGTAGCCATTCTTTGAACATATTCTTAGATTCTGTGTTCATGTGTTCAGCACCTTTGTAGTCAATCATGTTTTCTACAGACAAATTGAGAGATGACTCAAAGTCAGGACTGAAGTCATCATGTTCACGCAAGTCCATAGTATACATGTCGTCATAGACGATTGGTGGCAGTGCATAGATAGAATCATCTACACCATTGCCTTGGTAAAAATCCCAAAACTTTTTTGCTTGTAAGAGATACATACTGCACCAGTCATTGTCTTTGATAACCTTACGCCACTTTATGGTGCATCTGAGTCCGTGAAATACTACAAACATTGTTGATTCGCTACCTGATACGAGCATGTGATGCTGAATCTGAGGCGAATAAAGTTCAATTAGATCGTCCATATCCATGAAGCCAAAGTGACACTTAACCTCAACAGGAATTTTACTCCCAACAATCATAGCGTCATATGTGCTGTGAAGGGGAACGTCTCCAAATAGCTGTGTGCGACCAGCACCACGCATGTTAGTTGTGATGCCAGACATCTCTTGCCATTTGTCAATAACAAAGGATTCCATGTAAGAACCAGTGTCCATCTTTAGCTGGACATCCTTAGATACTTTGAACTCCTTGTCACCACGTTTGATAGCGGCAGTGTTTTCCCATTGCACAATATCTCCAGATGCTATTGACTTTGCATCTGATGAGCCAATATAGGTTTTGCGTTCTGCAAGTTGTGATTCTGTAAGCATTACTTTCTATCCTCTACGCTGATAAGTTCTATGTCGCCTAAATGGTATCCACTTAGGAGCATGCCTTTCTGCTTTTGAAGTATTCTTTGCTTAGCAATTTCTTCGGCTTCTTCTTTATTAAGTGCCGCAACAGGCAATGACTTTAAAAACTCCACATGAAAATTAACCATAAATTTACTGCGATAGTTTTTGTCAACAGCCGATGTAGTTCCAGTGTATTTGCTCATGTCTTTCTCCATCCCATATCTTGAATTTTGTAAAGTTCTGGACTGATTTCGTTTGCTTGATCGTCAGCTATCTGATCAACAATAGTTTCCATCATTTTGTTTTCAAACTTGAACCTGATAAATTGAGGATTGTCATTGAAGTTAATGATAGAATCTACAAACTGTCTACGCATATGAGGCGTAATCATTCCAGCTATGTCGGTTGATAGCCACTCAAAATGTTTTTTGCTGAGATTAGCCATTTTGGCCCTCCTTTTTTATGTTGTGTTCAATTCACATTAGCAGTATTGTTTGCTTATGTGAAGGAGATTTGCATGACTGAAAAAGCTTTTACTGAAGAATTAATTAAGCAATTTCAAAGACGTAGGTACTCTCTTGGTTTTACCCAAATGGATATTGACTTGAAGATTGGCGTTGCTCCGGGACTCGTTGCTAAATGGGAAATTGGTAATCGTAAGCCAACATTGTTTAATGCGTATTGTTGGGCAGAAGCCTTAGGATGCGACATTAAATTGGAGGCTAAAGATGTTGATATGCGGTATTGACCCCGGATTAAAAGGTGGCATAGCATTTTTTGATAAAGATGCAGGATATCTCAAAGTATATAAGATGCCTGTCGTCACTAAAACTATTGCAAAGAAAAAGAGGCAGTTTCTTAATTGCCATAGGTTTTGCAATATATTGTTAGATGAAAACCCAAATAGAATTGTAGTAGAAAAGCAACAGGCTATGCCAAGGCAAGGAGTTGTTTCTACTTTTAGTATTGGTTTCCAGTATGGTATCTGCATAGGTACTTTTATAGCCCTTGGTTTTTCTTACGATGAAGTTAGACCAAAAGACTGGAAGAAAGATTTAGGCGTTTCTGCTGACAAGCAAGAGGCAAGAGAGAAAGCAACCAGTATATTTGGCAATGAAGAATACTGGCCGCTTAAATCTCATGATGGTCTTGCTGAATCAGCAATGATTGCCTATTGGGGTCATCACTTTTACTCAGACTTTTGAGGCCATGACCCATAGGGATTGAACTTAGCAAGAAGGTCTTTAAACTCTAGAAGTTTATTGATCTTCTCTTTTTTGTTAGTGCCAAACGTGCCGCCAATAAACTCTTGTGACAGCATATCTATCTGCTCTACTTTGTATTTGTTGAGCCATGTTGCGTCTGGTCTGAACCACTCCATGTTAGCATATTCATCTGTGTTGAAGAGTGTTTTGCAGTCATCCCTTTGGATGTCTGTCTTGTCAATAGTGCGGATAACAGCCGCGACAAAGAGTTTATCAAGTACTTCATCTTCGAGAGTAAGACAATAGTGAACCGCTGTACCGTCATTATCATGTCTCCAAGTGTCAAGAGCGAGTTTATGATCGTCAATAAATTTCTCAAAATTAGGGTCAGTGTAGTCATCGGGTTGTTCATCCCTTTTGTAATCAGAGTTAAGTTTGCTTTCCACAATTACATTGCCAACACGGTTAGCCCACTCAAAGCCCAAATGTAGGACTCTGTGTGCAACTAATGCTTTGCACAATCTAAAGTTAAGCATAGGCGTTTGAAACATTTCACGTCTTATAAAGTCTGCAAAGTAACCATGAACTTGCTGTTCTTGAGCATTGCTCATATTAAGAGGTGTTATATTATCTTCAACGACTTCACCGTTTTCGTCAGAGGCTTGGTCGTTAATCTCCTCTACCTCATAGCGTTGAAAAACTGACTCGTTGTAACGAAAGCGTTCTCTATCATATGTAATAACCATAATGGCGTTAGCTTTGTTGAACTCAGTTTGTTCTACATCATATATCTTTTTGAACATTCTAAGGCTTGGTATCTCAAAATCCATTTTGTCAAAATAAACTTCTACATCTTCATAGACTTTTTGGTATTCAGACTTTTGTTGGCTTATGTACTCATACTGTAAGCTATTGAAATGATTCATGTTTGTTATATATGAAACATCACTGAACAAGTCTGATTCAATATTTAGTTGAGACAATTCATGTTCAGATAAAGAGTCGATGTCAAAAAGCAAATCAGTTGTTTTTGCTTTGTTCTTTGTCATCATGTGTGTAGCTTGGTTTGCATTTATGTATGTGCTTTCTTCATACATATCGAGGAATTGATCTTGTTGTTCGTGACTGCCAATGCAGAGAGCAGATGCAACAGCCATTCCAAACTTGTTTTGACGGAACTGTTCTTTAGCCGTTTCTGACAAATCCGCAAGAGCAAGTCGTTGCATAACCCATTTAGTTGTCTGACCAAAGCGTTTGGCAATACCATCATAGTCATCAGCACCTGTTGAGGCTATGCCAGCAATAACATCGCACTCATCTAGAGGGTGCATAGCTTCACGCATCATGTTGGCATGTAAGCCAAGCTCTCTGTCGTAACTGTCTACTACAAAGCATGGTACTGGATAAGTGTCATTTGCTAAAGCTTTGAGTGCTTCTAGTCTTCGATTGCCGTCAATCACAATATAGCCATTACCATTTTTGGTAACGACCAGATTGTGAAGAAGACCTTTTGAGGCTATGGAAGCCTCTAGTTGCTGATACGCAATTTTGTCTGTTGATACCTTGCGAACATTGTTAAGATCAAACTTAAGTTCACTCAGGGGAATCTGTGATAGCATCGTCTATGTACTCCACTAAAATTGTTTCTTCGTTAATTTCGAGGCCATTAAACATCTCACGAACCTTGCCATCATTGTCAGTTAAGGCAATGTTTAGGCAAACTCTGTGAGGGTGAAAGCTTCTACCTGTAGGTTGATACAGTCTGATATAGACATACCCATCATCCTGTGGCTCTATAGTTGCTTTTGATACATCAAATGTCAAGTGACCTGACACATATGGACTATGCATAGACATCATTTATCTCCTCTAGGATGACGTGTTCTACATGAATACTGTCTAGTTGTCCTTGTTCGTCAAGGATTTGTCTCTCAGCTTCTTCAATGGCAGAGTCTTCTGTAGTTGATTCTACAGTGATGTAGTATTTATTGATTGTCTCTATAGTAAAGACATATTCTTGTTTCTTTAGATTAAGCATTTAATCCTCCATGATTCTATCGGTAACATATTTGCTTGCGAGGACTGTACAAATCCATATTGGTGCGCTGATAACCGACATCATTAGTGTTGGGTTGAGGCCAATGACTATCATCATAAGTGTGATAGACAACGTGAGTATTAGGTGAACAGTGACAAACCAGCCAATCCATGAGGCTTTTGTCTTTATGCCCATCATGTGGGTCATACGTTGATATATATTCATTTGCAGTCTCCTGTTTAGAGATTGTGTTTCTTTGCGTATGCCATTGCTTCATAAGGTCCTCCTAACCAAGTAATTGATTTGCTTAGTTCCTCAATAGATGTGCTGGCTTCAATAGCTTCGCCCTCTTCATCTGTGTCAAGGACAAGGCCGTAGCCAGCAAGAGGCGATGGATAATCTTTATGGAGGAAGAACATTTGTTCAGAGCCTTTGCTGTAAAGTCCTTCGTCATCTAAAAATATATCCCCTTCATCTACTCTAACTACTGTGAACATACTGCATTCAATGTGAGTTTTAATGTCGTGCCAGTCTCCACTGTAATCTATCATGGTGATAGTTTCTCTGAATGGATCAATGATAAATGCTTTCATGGTTGTCTCCAATAAAAAAGGGGTGTGAATCCGAAAAATCACACCCCAGTTTAACCCTCTACAGGGAGGTTCTAAATAGAGGGTCTAGAAAGGAACATCTTCTGAAGATGATGGGGCAGATGAACCAGACGGTGCATCGTCACTGCGTGATGCAAGACGGAAGGTTGAACCTGATCCTGCAAGCTTGACTTTAAATGCACGTTGTTTGATACCATCTTTCTCATACTCTTCAATGATAGGAGTACCTTGAGCGTACACTGTAGTACCCTTCTTGACAAGCGGTTCAATAACATTGGATACAAGACCCTTACCGTTAGAGCCGTCCCAAGCCTCAATGCGAAACCAGTGAGTGTTCTCTACCTGTTCGCCTGACTTGGTGCGGTACTTCTCGTTGACAGCGATTGAGAAGTTAGCGACTTTAGTGCCGTTAACATCACGAACCTCTGGGTCTGAACCTACGTTACCTGATACTGTGATTTGTGCGATATTCATAGCGATTCTCCTTGCGTTAGCTATGGTTGAGTTGTTGAGGCGTCACGTCTAGCCTCATCTACCAGATTGCGACCATACATGTCTGGTACTGGTATGTTTTCTGTGAGGGGGAACATCCTCCCACACAAACTTGTACTTTTTAAATGTTGGCTTTTTGTAACCAATGATCCGCTTGGTGAAATACAAGACCATTGATATCAATGCACCACCGATGACAGCCGCCATCATACCTGCAAAAGTACCGAAGAAAAGTACGGTAAGCAGTAATGAAGATGAAATATCAACGAAAAAATCAAATGCTAAAACTTTCTTTATATCTAATTTGAATAAAAGAAAGAGTATGGCTAGTGCTGAAAAAACACCAGCTAGAACAAAAAATGCCATTGTAACCTCCTGATTTAATTATTAATTATTTGCTTGTTGCTATATATAATAAGCAAACAAGATGAATGTGTAAATGGTAATTAATGTGAATACAGTAAAAAACTTTACTAGATTAAACATAACAATCTCCGTTTGAGGCGATGGACCCCAGGATTCATCAGCACAAAAAATAGTGCCGAGAGGGACTAGCCCTCTCAGCGAGTGAGTGTTAAGCGAAGGACTCTTGATCCTCCTGTGGAACTTCTGCAAGTCCAGCTTCACGAGCGTTACGCCAGAACTGTTCGTCATCATTCATGTAGTCCTGAATGGTCAGGTTGTTACGAGCATAACGCTGACGGCGAACTCTGGGTAGCTCGGCAATGGGAGTATACGATCCCCAGTTAAGACCTGAGTCCGAGATGACCTTAGGTCTGACATTGTAGCGCATAGTGCGAAAGGCGTGCATGATCATGTAGTACTGACTACGCATAGACTCAAGCTGATCCTCTAGCTTGTCGATCTCAAGTTGCGTAATCTCAATACCCTGATGACCACGCTTGGCATCACGAAGCTCCCAACGCTTACGAGTACCTGATGTCTTGAGATTAGTAGCGATACGCTCAAACATCTGCGTCATCTGGTCGGCAAGCTTTGCCTTGGTTACGATCTCATAGCTCTCATCGAACATGTCGATAAGTGCCTGTACACGCTTGGCAAACTCCTCTGTCCAAGCTTCCATGTAGTCTGGCTTGGGTAGTGCATCCTTACGAATGCTGGTTGCGATACGATCCAGAATCTCTGGTGTCAAGTCATCCATAGTATATGTCATAATGATTCTCCTAACGATTGAATGTTGAACTAACGGTATTTTTTACGGATTGATATACTTCAGATGCGTATGCAGTGTAAGACTTGAATGTCTTGCGAGCATTGTGCTTCTGTATCTCAAGAGTGTAATACCGAATTTGCGTAAGATGCCAATTGTATAACTCTTCAGTGAGAGAGCTGTTATTTGCAACAGCATCAGTATGAAGTCTCAGATGCTCAAAAAGAGCATGTTTGATTTCGTTAAAAGTATAATTATCCATAATGATTCTCCTTACGATAATGATGGGGATGCTTGATACACCCCCATCTGATTTGCTTACTAGCTCCATTGTTGAGTATGTGCCATCTCAGCAAGCTCAGCGGCACGATCAATATCTCCAGACTCTAACGCCTGTCGTACTTCCCAATGTGACCATATCTCATCAAGCTCAGTAACTTGAACTTCTGGTAATGTAATAGGGAACTGAATTTCTGTAAGTAGTTTAGGATCGATCATGTAAACCTCCATTTGATATAATCCACACATACACAGGATCGTGTATAAATTACAAAGACCAACCAAAATACAAACAGTCATCCCCTTGCCGCCAAGGGCGGTCCGAAACGACTCATGTTGACCGAGAAAGAAAGCACAGACGGAAAGAGCAAGACAATCAGAACTACGAGTTGCAGGAGGGATTGACTGGGGGTTGTATTTTGTGGGTCATCATACGCATGATACAACGGGACTTGTGTGTGTGTGAAAACGGCCGATAGGCCGCCATTATCTTTGTTTGTCTTTCGAAAAGACAATCGGCTGTAAGGCCGAAGAGCAATGAAACTGCAACGCAACAAAGCAAAAGGGCTAGGGCTAGTCACGGAGCGAATAGCCTCTCTCGCCAAGAGAGAGCTTCGCGTAGGGACGACGACCGGGGGGACTGTTTCATGCTATTGACTGCCGAAGGGGGTTTTGTCTCCCTGAGAAAGTCAATGAGTACAAGGGCTTGTAGTATGTGACTTGACAGCCAAAACAGGAGTAGTTAACATCATTCCGTAGATAATCTGGATTGTGTTCAAATGGATAACAATATTAAAGCTAACAGTGATCAACAAGAGCGATACAAACAAGGGATCGTACCAATAGATGATATCGAGCGTGAAGCCCCAGCACTGAGACTACAGCACAAGAAAGTAACTGATGCTCAGGCTGAATTGGTTCATACGATCTTGCATGATGGTTGCAACCCAACAGAAGCTGCACAAAGGTTGGGTAGAAACAAGGCATGGGTGTATAATACGCTGAATAAACAACATGTTATCGAATATAGACAGGGATTAGCAATGAGTACATTGGGATGGGACGCCACACAAGCGATGGCGACAATGAGAGAATTGCTGAATGCTAAGTCACAACATGTGAGATTAGAAGCGGCAAAGGATTTGATGGATAGGGCTGGGTTTAGGGTAGACGCACCGAGAAGCACTGGCACTAACGTACAGATTAATTTCAACGTGGACTAGGGGGTCCCAAGATGAAATAGACTGTGTGTAGAGAAGGGGCTTAGAAATACGGAAGCTGTCTTACCTATGAGGTAGATCACACTCACGATATTTGTTATAAGTAGTTTAATCGGAAAATATTTTTTTACATAGGAGTCGATTATGGGAAAGAGCGGTGGACCTAGCGGAGCTGAGAAAGTTAACTCCGAAAAGGCTAGGACTCAATTAAAAGCAAGAAAGAAATCTATTGAGGACAGCATTATTGGTAAGATTCCTAGTATGGCTAATGTTGCTGGTGGGTATAACTTAAATAAGCAAATTAGTGATTTAGACGATAAAAAGAATTACGCAGTTGCGGTTCCGGGAACATCTTTTGCGGCACAAGGTCAGGCTTACACAGAGGCTCCGGGAATGAAGTCAGATGCAGAAAAGGCATCAATGGGACTAGCAGTTGGTAGTGGGTTTGGCAAAATGACTGCAAGTCGTCCTTCTGGAAGTATTGGCAAGGTTAGCGCAACTAAGCCACCGAAGGGTTCTGGCGAGGGTTACGTTGGTGACGTTGCTGGTGTCGTTAAAGTTGGCGAGATGTTTGGTATGGAAACCAAGACATTTACTGGCAAGACTGGTTACAGTCCTTCTGGTCAGAAAATGGATAGCTCAATGGGTGGTGGTGGAAGTGCTTCTAAGCCAGTAGCCGCTCCTGTTGCAGTTGACACTACAAGTCCAAGCACACAATTAAGTGCGGCCGCCAAAGCTAAACTAGCTCAAAGTGGCGGATCATCTACTGACAGACGATTGTTTGGATTGGCATGAACATAGACTACAAGCCTCCGGGAGAGGTGGCTAAGTCATTTATGAAAGACGAGTCTTTTGTGCGTGGCATAAGAGGTCCTGTTGGTTCCGGCAAGTCAGTTACTTGTTGCATGGAGATTATGCGTAGGGCGATTAAGCAAGAGCCTAATCAGTCAGGTGTTCGCAGATCAAGATGGGCTGTTATCAGAAATACAAATCCACAGCTAAAGACTACTACAATTAAGACATGGCGTGATTGGTTCTCTGATGAAATGGGGAAGTTTGTCTGGTCGCCACCTTATACTCACAATGTAAACATATCTTTGCCTGATAAGACTGCTGTTGAGTTAGAGGTTATCTTTCTTGCTCTTGATAAGCAGGAAGACATAAAGAAGCTATTGTCTCTTGAGTTAACTGGCGTTTGGATTAATGAGGCTAGGGAAATACCGAAGAGTATTGTTGATGCGTGTACTATGCGTGTTGGCAGATTTCCAAGTATGAAAGATGGTGGTGCTAGTTGGGCTGGTGTCATTATGGACACTAACGCTCCTGATGAAACACACTGGTGGGGTATCATGGCCGGAGAAGTTCCCGTTCCTGAGTTCATGCCAGAAGACGAAAAGCTTTTGATGATCAAGCCTGATGATTGGACATTCTACTCACAGCCTGGAGCGATGACTGAGAAGAAGGATGAGAGTGGAAAGTTTATAGGTTACGAGCCTAATATGCACTCAGAGAATCGTAAGAATCTAAAGTCTGATTACTATGACAAGATCATTCTGGGTAAAGCCCCAAGTTGGGTTAAGGTTTATGTTATTAATGAATACCAGACTATTATGGATGGTAAGCCTGTATATCCGACATTTAGAAAGGAAACTCATGTTTCAGCGTCACCGCTCGAACCGCAAGACGGCAAGGAAGTTATCGTTGGCATTGACTTTGGCCGCACACCGTCGGCAATCTTTTGTCAGCAAATACACTCAGGAAGATGGACAGTATTCCATGAGCTTATCGGGCAAGACATGGGAGCCGGAAGATTCGCAGAAATACTTAAAAGAGACATTGCTAGAAACGGATGGGATAAGCACAGCTTTAAATTCATAGGTGATCCGGCTGGTAATCAGATGGCACAAACCAGTGAGCAAACTCCATTTATGATTATGAGAGCAAATGGAATTGATGCTAGGCCAGCACCATCTAATGATGCCAGTCTAAGAATAGAAGCAGTTGAATCTGTTGTTAACAGACTATCCGATGGATATCCTAGTTTGCTTATAAGCCCTACATGTACAGTTTTACTTGCAGGATTTGAGGGTGGATATCAGTATAAGCGCGTTTATCATATGGGTAACGAGAGATTTGAAGAGAAGGCTTCTAAGAATAGGTTTAGTCACATACATGATGCTCTTCAGTATGCAATGTTAGGGGGCGGTGAAGGTCGTAGAGTGATTGTAGGCACAGGAGGTCGTCCTACCCCCACAACCGTAGAAAGAGTTGGGAGTCCATTTGGGCGTATGAAACGGAGCAATCGTTTGGCTAGAGGTTCTAAGTGGTAGATCACTGGGTAATTTGCTTTCAGAAGTCAGATAACATTGGATTATGGCGACTTTTTACTCTTTTTAGGCAGGATTATGGACATGTTTTTGCCACAAAGTTTATTCCGGAGCTAAAATCATGGTTAGTAGTAGATTTTTCTAGTGAAAGACTGCACATAGACTTACTTATGGGTGAGGAATCTGACAAACTCTTTTTAAAAATGATGAGTAGTACGGCATGTGTTGAAATACAGTGCAAGAATGATATTATACAGCTACCTAGATTAAACTATTGCACCAGTTTTATTAAACACATAATAGGAATAAAGAAGTTTTGGATTTTAACCCCTTATCAACTTTATTGTGAATTGATAAAATTGGGAGGAAAGCGCATGTTTGAGACTGAGAAGGAGACTTGAAATGGGTATGTTTGGTGGCAGTAAGCCAAAAGCTGATCCTGAGTTGGAAGCCGCAAAAAAGGCTGAAAAGGAAAAGGTTGCCGCTGAACAAGCGGCTGAAAAAAGGCGCATTGAAGAACTAGATAGAATGCGTAGAGCTAATTTACTTGGTGGTAAATCCTTACAATCAGAAGAGCTAGAGGGATACACAGGATTTGTTCTTCCTCCCAGTTTAGCAAAAACCAAAAAGATGGGGACATTCAATGCGAACGAGTGATGGAAATCCAGAAGCACCATCTGCTGGTGGTGATAAGCAAGAATATGAAAACATTATGCGTAAGTACAAGAAGGCTAAAGGTCGTTGGCATTCTTGGACTGACATATGGGAAGAGGTTTACGATTACGTTATTCCTCACCGTGAAAGTTTTTTTCAAGAAAGCTCTGCCGCAAGACGTACTGAAAACATATATGATGAGACTGCTGTAACAGGTCTTCCTAAGTTTGCTTCTAGATTACAGTTAGGTTTCTTTCCTCCAAATGGTAGGGCTTTTAAGCTTATGCCAGGAACAGAGTTTCCAAAGGCAGAAATTACAAAGTCCTTACAAGAAGAGCTTGATCGTATAACAGACATGTTACATGAGGGTCTTCGTAACTCTAATTTTAATTCTGAACTTCATGAAGGCCTGCAAGACTTGGGTATGGGTACTCTTAACATGCTAGTTGAGGAAGGTCGTTTTGTTGGCGATCTACATTTTACGTCAGTGCCACCAACTAATGTAGCGTTACTTCCGGGGCATATGGACGGAATTAATTCGTGGTTTAGATGGAACAATGAAACAGAACTGACTGAAATTAAGCATAGATATCCTGACGCTAAGT